AATGTCATCACCGCTGTTCACGGTGTTCTGCATACCTGACATATCAACATTGATTTCAGCGGTTGTGAATCTGTTAATGGCTTCTTGTTCTGCAATGTCACGCAAATATTTCAAATCTTCTTCTGTAACATCCAAAGAATCCTTGATTTTACCTGTGTTATCGTCAATACTTCCAACACCGTCACCAATGCCGGAATTTGCGATTGCATCATTGAAACCTGATGTGTAGTCACCAACATTAGGAATATCAGTCTGACCGAATACATCAGATAAACTGAAATTTGAAACCTTGTCAGCAACACCGTCACCCCAAGCTGCACCCGCATTGAACGCATCTGATGCCCAGCCGTCCTGAAACGCATCAAAGGTTGTGAAACCTTCATTGAAAGCATCTGAAATACTGGTGTAGTCCTCTTTGTTTCCGGCTGCTTCACTTGCTTTGGCTGCATAGTCATCTGCTGCTGAACTGATACCTGAATAATCAAAACTTACAAACGGCAACTTATTCAAGGCTGCTGCTATATTTTCAATTACTGAACAGGCAGTTGATAACAGATTGTAAAACCATGACTGTACGTTGCAGATAGCATTGTGAAATGCCGTCATCATATTGGATGCAAGTGCTGCAATGGCGTTACCAATACCCAAGGCAATGTTTGCCACGGTAAGACCCAAATTCTTGAAGAACTGAATCACTACGTTCACACCGCCAGTAATAACACCGAATCCTGAATTGGCAACACCTGTCATCTTGGCTATTGCATTGCATACGGCAAAAATTATTGCAATAAGTGCGATCAGCAACATAATAATCCAAACAACAGGACACGCATACAATGCACCGTTATAACCCATCTGTGCAGCAGTTGCAGCCATTGTCTGACCAGTAAGTGCAGCCATAACACCGATTTTTGCAGACATTGCAACTGAATGAATTGCTGTTGCAGCAGCGGATGCAATTTCTATTCCCTTCACAATGCCAAGGTATGCTGCATATACCGCTAACGCACCAATGACACCATAAATGATAGGACTAATCACTGACCAATTATCAGCAATGAAACCGCCTACTGTTCCAACAAGTTCAAATATGTTTAATACAATATTTGCAAGGGTTGCCATTGCTTCAACGGCATTTTGCACGAACGTCTGAAATGCTTCACTATTGGCTAAATCGTTCAATCTTTGAAGAACAGGCTGAAATGCAATCAGTGCGGTGTTCTGCATTGACTGCCACATCTGCCCCCAAGTCATAGGCATTTCATTGAATTTGCTGTTAATGTCATCAGCAGCAGAAAAGATTGCTGCCTTGACTACATCAGCGGAAAGTTCCCCATCCGCTGCCATTTCCCTGATCTTACCGATTGGAACATCAAGATAGTCCGCAATGTTCTGAATCAGGTTAGGTGCTTGTTCAAAGATACTGTTCAATTCATCACCACGAAGGACACCTGAACCAAGTGCCTGTGATAACTGCAATTCTGCATTTGCTGCTTCTTGGGTGCTTGCCCCGGCAATCGTCATCTGTTTTTGAATCAGATCAGCAAAAGCAACAACTTCTTCTGAACTGCTGAACGCATCCTTTGCATTGTTACCAAAACGGGCAACAACATCAGCCATCTGACTGAATGAACCCCTTGCATCTTGTGCTGCTGCATATACCATGTTGACAAGTTCAGCGGTTGTCTGAACCCCGTCATTCATCATATCCAAACGGGAAGTTGTCTGTGTAAGTTCATCAGAAATATCCAACGCCTTACCGACTGACTGAATACTGACATAGGCTGCAACTGCCCTTTTGATTGTGTTGGTCAGTTCATTTGCCTGTTGTGTACCGCTTGCAATTTCCTGATTGAAACGCCCCTGTTCATCCACATTGTCACGGATATACCTTTCAGTGTTTCCAACCGTCTGTGATAACTGCAAATATGCAGTATTTGCAGCGGAAACATCCATGTTCTGCATTGCATCATTCAGTTCATTTTGTGCCTGAATCGCATTGTTCAACTGACCACGCAACTGTTCCAGTTCGGCATTTGCCTGATCTGTTCCCATATTAACCGGGTTGTTTTCAATCTGCTGAATCCTTTGCTGAATAGCAGACAACCGCTGTTGCATGGTGGTCATATCCTGAACCGCTTCATCCGGCAATATATCAATCCCCTGTGCAGTCTGTGCAATATGTGCCTGTGTGGTGTTCAGTGTATTCAACATATCGTTTGCACTCTGAACTTCTTGCTGAAATCGTTCAACGCCTGTACCCATGAATACATCCAAGTTGTCAGTCTGCCATGTCACCGGGACTTCAACCGGGTCAATGTCAGGCGGTGCGTTTGGTTGCACTTCCAAAGGTACGGGGTCAGGGTTTTCAATCAGGGGGTCAGGCAGTACAGGGTCAATCTGTACTGGAATGGGTTCTTGATTCCCCCCATCCACAACAGGCGGTGCAATATCAGGTGCGGTTTGTTCAACCTGTGGTGCAGTAGGCTGAATATTTCTGTCTTGCTGCATTGCATCATTCAGTTCATTCAATGCTGCGGTTGCCTGATTGATTTCATCCCTTGCACCTTGCAGACTGCTTGTGTCAATGTCTGCGTTCATACTCTGCTGCATATCAGCCATTGCAGATACCGCAAGGTTCACGGAACTGATAATGTTATTCAGTACCCCGCTGAATTGGTCATTAAGTTCAATACCTGTCTGAATTGATGACACCCGTTTCACCGTCCTTTCTTAGTGTTTTTTCTTTGCCCTTGCTTCTGCCTTTTTCTTTTCCTTCTTGTCATGCTCTGCTTTCAACTTGATTGAAGCAATCACAAAGGCTTTTTCCTGTTCATCCATAGCCAAGAACACTGATGGAAGAATGTGAAGTTTTAGAAGGGCATAGTAAGCATAATTTGCTTCACCGTCCCCTTCTTCAATTAGTTTTTTGCTTCATCAACCTTTTCATCAAGTGACTTGGTAAATCCCTGAAACTTCTGCATCCATAACTGGAAGTTCTGCATTTCCCCGGCATCATCAACCATTGCATAGACTAAATCTTCCGGGGTCATCACACCGTAACTGTCCTGTAACTCTTTATCGTAAAGGTCAGGAAACACCGTTGACTTCACGATCATTGCCATAAGGTACTTTGAAGTAATCAGTTTTGGTCTGAATAAGTTCGGCTTGCCTGTCACCTGAACTTCAATGGTGTTTGCATCACGAAGTTCTTCATTCTCCTTGGAACTGATATGTCTGAACTCCCATCTAACAGGTGTTCCGTCTGAACCAAGAAGTGAAGCAGTAGGTGCAAACTTTTCATTTTCCTTTACCTTTTTATTCGCTTTCATAAATGCACTAAATTTTGACATTTTGTTGTTCTCCCTTCTGTTTATCAAAGAATAGAAAAAACCCCTTATATGACCTTATATAAAAGCCACACAAGGGGTTCTGTTACTTAGTTAGTAAGAAAACCCGTGAGGTTTGCAAAAGATTCAGGCATTGAGAAGTCCTCAAATGTTCCTTCAATCTCTTCATCAAGGTATTCCCCGTCAGCATCAAATTTTGCTAACACACCGCCGTCAGTGTTGCAGTCATAGAAAATGATCGTCTGTCTGCCCGCATCACTGGTTGGGTCATCATTGGTGATCTGCATTTCAAAATACACATCCTCACCAGTGTTCTTATAGTCAAGCAATGCCTGACGAAGAACTGACTGGTTATAGTGTGCCGTGCCGGAAAAAGTACCTTCCATACCACATGACTTATGACCCGCCATGATTGCACCAAGGCGGGGAACAGTAGTCTTGGTTTTCTCAACCTTTGCTTCCATATCAATCATCTGCATGAAGTTGTATCTTCTACTTCCGATTGTGATAAAACATTCAGCAAGTTTTGCTGCAATAGTGTCCCTTGCTTTCATTGTTACATTCGGCATTTTATTTCACCCCTTTCTTACGCAACCGTAACTGTTTCATAGAGTTTACCCATAGCGTTCACAACGGTGATTGCTGATGTAATCACAACCGCCTTTTTGGAATCGCCCTGTGCAACCGTAACATCAGAATCAGTGAACCCTTCAATAGCACCAAGTTCCTGTAACTGTGTACGGATTTTCACCAAGTCAGACCAAAGGGAAGTTCTGCCTGATGCATTGTTTGGAACAACACCAAGATACTTAGTGTTGAAAAGAACTGCATCATCATTTCCTAACTGGTCAATAACTCTGATCGTCTGATTGTCCTTGAATACATCCCCGCAAGTGTCCGAAGTGGTCACCATAGAGTTAATATCTTCAAGCACACGGACAACGCCGTTGACCTTATGAAAAGTGAACTCACCCGCCTTGATTGCTGCTTTTAACTCATTCTGTGTGTAATTGGTATCAACGGTGAAACCGCCGTCATATTTCTTATTCTGACAAGACTTATTGACCGCACAACCGCTTTCTGCACCAGTTACCCAGTACACAAGTGCTGCTTCTGACCATCCTGTATCTGTTACCTTGTTCTTCACACTGATAACGCCCATATAATCAGCAGACAGGTTGTAAACAACCAACTGGAACTTGATACCAAGTTCATCACGCAAACGCTTGTTGAAAGCCACATATAACTTCTTGGTAACATCATCAGTAACCACAACGCCCATAGTGTTGTAGGTGTATGATTCGATTTTATCCAAGTAAGCCTGATGTGCAGTGCCGTCAACCGTGCCATTTGTACCACCAGTTAAAGGTGTTCCGGCAGTAACAGCAAGATCAGCAGCCTTGAATGTCACATAATCGTTTGCCACAAGATCAGCAGCCTTGGCAACTGTCTGTGTGTCAACCTTGACCGTACCGAAGTAGGTTGTAACATCATACTTGCTTGCATCATCTGCATTTTTCTGAATCACGATCTTCAAATCGTTACCACGAACACCACAATACTTTGCAGTTGCGTATGTGTTCGCTGCCTTATCACCACCGCCGTTCAGACGGTATGCGTATAAGGTCTTTGCACCCATGAACAGATCATTAAGACCAAGCATCTTAGGACTGTCAAAGGCATAACCAAAAAGTTTCAGGCTGTTCTTCTGAAAATCTTCATTGGTCACTTCAAAAACTTCCCCTTCAATACCCCAGTCAAGTTCAAGGGGCATTGTTGCAATACCTCTGTCAGACAATGCAGCGGATGCGGATGCAGCCGATACAAAGTTGATATAAGCACCGGGCAGTTCTTTGTTCTGTGCGGTAAATGTACCACCACCTAAAGCCATACTATTTCACCTGTCCTTTCATGTATTTTTCAATCAAATTGTCAACAGTTTTTAAGGTGTAACTTTTATCTGTATCAAGAAGGGCATCCACCAAGTCCCTTCTGTTTGCATAGCGGTCAGATGCAAGAATCTGTTCCTTGCTGAACATTGGTTCAGTCTGTTCAGACCTTGCAGCAGTTCCCGTTGTTGCTGTCTTTCTTGCAGCCATCTTCAACCACCTTCCTTTACGCCTGTGCTTGCCGTCATGGTTTCCATAGGGGTGTTGTCCTCTGTCTTGACCGTAAAGAAGTCATAATTGACAAAGAAATTCAAAACACCGTTAACCACCTGATGATTCATTTCTGAACCCCGGATTGGTTTTGTATCACCGTCTGTTGTGATGTACTCCAAACAGTCATACATTCTTTCAGCCACACCGTTACATTCCCGCTGCACTTCATCAGACTTTGGGAAGTATTGGATGCAGAACTGATTGGTTCTTTCATACCGTTTACCCATAAACAGGTTGTTGGTAGGATTAAGGCAAGCAATAAAAAAGCAAGGCTCTTTCAAACCTTGCTTGATTTCTTCCATGTGAATTTCATAGTCATCCCCAAATTCTCCATTCAGGGAAACACTGATTGCTTCAATTATTGAATTTATCATTTTCCAAGTCCCCCTAAATATTTCTTGATTTTGTTTTCAAGTACCTTTGGGGCAATCCTCTGTAATTCCTGTTCAGATATGGTCATCATAAACTGACCCTTGACCCAACCTGAATGATTGGCTGTCCTGTGTCCGTATTCAACATAAGATGCGTATTCAACCGGGTTCACAATCTCAATGACATAGGTGTCACCAAAATGATTCACCGTAAGGCTGTCAGCATATCCCTTTGCTGAACCGTTTTTCTGACCAGTCCAACCACGCCTTAATGTACCGCCTTTTTTGCCTGAACTTGCCGGGTACTGTCCGACTGGTGTACGCTTGACAACCAACCGAAGCAACCGGGCAGCAAGTTCCTTTGCACACGATTCCACAAAGTCATCAGGATTCTGTAATTTTTCCAACTGCTGCTGAAAGTCTTTCAGACCTTTGCAGTCAAATTTTCCCATTTTCCCCATTTATGCATATTCCTTGAACAGTTCAAGCATAATTTCCTGATGCGTTGGGTATATGGCTGATTCACCGCTGCGGGTGTAATCTGTGGTCACATTGTCCTGTGTCACTGTCAGTTTTGACCCGGCTTTTATGGAAATGTCAGGTGAAACAAATATCTTTGCCCCCTGAACAATCGTTGCTGCTGATTCAGACTGTACCGCCGTCTGCATCTTCTCAAAAGATAGTCTGCAAGGTTCATCTTGCAAAACCACCACATCAACTGACTTTGTTAATTTTGTCTTTTCATCTTTTACCGTTTGATGCTCTGTCACCGTCAAAGTACCAAAATAGGTTGCTTCAATGGCTTTCCTTGCAGCCTTTTGTGCTGCTTTCATCTGCTTCACCATCTGATACGCCTAAATGAATTAAATTCACCCTTTCCGTAAGATAAAAGGTAATTGATGAAAGAAGTCAGTCTTTGTTCAGGGGTCATTGAACCTTCACCAGTTGCAAATACTGTGTTGGTGTCCCCTGTCTGAATCTGCTTGACAGCATAATCTAAATCAAACCCGGTAAGGTCATCAGGTGCAAAGGTTTTCTTGGAAAGAAGAAATTCACCCACTGCCATATCAACAGCAATGTGTTCCAGTCCTTCCGGCACATCAGACCAGTTGATTTCATTCTTGATTGTGCTGCGTACTTTCTCAACACAAAAGGTCAAGGCAAATTCTTCATCTGCCTTGACCTCATAACCAAGTGATTTCAACCGTTCTTTTACTGTATCAGTATCAAACATTGCAACCACCCTTTCCGATCAGAAATTAACCACGGGAAATAATACGGGCAATCGGAACTGCCTTGTGTTCAATGGTCTTGGTATCAGATGCAACCAGTGACCAGTTCTTGCCGTTCCCTAACTCTGTGTTAGTTGGTGAATTGGTTTTCTGATCTGCCTTGAGATAAGAAACACCTGAAACAGAAACAGCGTGACGTTTACGGGAAATAAGTGTGTCCTCACCGCCCCTTGTCTTAGCATCACGCACCATTTCATAAGGCACTTTTGCACCTACATCTTCAAATCCAATAGCACCTTCACCAAGGATATAAGTTGTGTACTCTGTATAAGCATCCTGTGCCTTGATACCTTTTCCTGTGTCCTCTGCAACAGCTTCAACAACCTTAGTAGGTAAAGAATCATCAATGATGACCAGTCTGCCGTTCCAAGTACCCATTTCAAGATCACGTTCAATACCCTGTGCATCTGTATACTTTAAGTATGCAAGCAGTTTCAGATTTTCAAGATTAGTAGCAACCGCACTGTGACAGTAAACTAACTTGAACTTCTGCTTGTTGTCACCGCAAGCCTTCTGAATGGCACTGTTCAGGGTGGTTGCATCCATCTTCATAGTGTCATCAGTGTGTTCAGCACCCGCCTGTGCAATATCATAAGTATGTGCTTCAACAAACGCTGCATTGGACTTCTTAATGTCACCCGTTCCAGTGTCTTTCATCCCAAACACACCCTTTAAGATTGCAAGGATAACATCCTGATCTACACTGTTCCAGTAGTCATTGATCTGACTTCTTACGTTTGCCATGAAGTCAGTACCACCTGTTACATCATAACTGAAATCTGCTTCTGTCCAACCGTTCATTCTACCGTAAGTGAAAACACCCTGTTCAAAGGTGTCAGTCTTACCCGGTGTAACATTGTCAACACCGTCATAGTTCTGCGGTGTGCCGGAAAGCAGACCAAAGAACGGTAACACTGCGTAAACAGTACCAGTCTGTGAGTTGTTCACAAATGTGTCACGAAGTCGTGCATCACCAACGATTGCACGGGATTCACGCAACTTGTTCAGTTTCACGTTCGGAATTGCACTCATGTACTTACCGAACGCCTTTTCGTTAAAACTTTTAGCATCAAATTTTGCCATGTTTCAATTACCTTCCTTTCATCAAATTAAATCTGTGCATCCGGGTTTGCTTCCATGTAAGCGGTAAGTTCGTCATAACTCATTTTTGAGAAATCGACCTTTTCACCCTCACCCGGTTTCTGTTCCCCTGATGCTCCCGGCTGAAAACCTTTGAAATTCTGCTGCTGTTTGGTCTGCTTCTGTGCTTCAAACAGGAACTTGGTGTCATCACCGCTTGTCAGCTTCTCAATCTGTTCAGCCAGTCCCTTGACGTTTCCGTCCTTGTCAAGTTTGGCATCATTCAGTTCAAGTAAAGCCTTGACCGCCTTGATGTTCTTTGCCTTTGCACCTGTCAGTGCCTTTTCAACCGCAAAATCAATTTTCAACTGGTTCAGTTCGGATTCATGGTTTGCCTTGGCTGTGGCGTTCTCTGTCTGCAAGTCCTCAATCTGCTTTTTCAGGTCTGCATTGTCCCCGGCTGATGCTTTCAGGGTTTCTAACTGCTTGTCACGGTCACCGACCTGTGTTTTCAGTCCGTCAACCTCTGTCTGCAAGTTCTTAATCTCTGTTGCAGCAGTACCCTTTGCGTTTTCAATGTCATCACCATTGATTTTCATTACTGAATCAGCCTGTTCCTTGGTAAGTCCTAAATCCTCTAACTGTTTTCTTGTCATTTCTATACCATCCTTTCAAATACGTTTTTATACGGGGTTACTCCCACATGATTGATTGGTTTTGTTCGGTTTACGCTTGACAACCCGCAAGAAAAAAGACACCCGCTGCCGAATGCCTTTTCTATGTGCTACTTGACCCAGTAGCCGGGAGATAATCAGGATCACCATGCCTTTCTCATTGTGTATGTTTTCATGTGCCTTTTATCCCCCTTTCTGACCTCATATAACCGCCATATAGCAATTATTACAGGTCTATTGATAACTTGTTAAGGTATGAAAAAAGCACGGCTATTTGACCGTGCTTTTTAGTCCCAATGTTCCCCGTCTTTGGGGTATAATTCCAAAATAGCATAAAAGTTTGGAATATCTGCAATCTGCTTTCCATCTTTTAACGCTGTCAACACTCTAATCTTTTCATCCAGTAGTTCATCACTGTCTAAATCAAAAAATTGTATCATTGTAGGTGGGAAATCGACTTCTGAAAACAACTGTCTGACTTTTATGCTTTTTTCAATCAATTCATTTTTCATCATTCCTCACCCGCTTTCTTCAAAAGTTCAATAATAGTCGCATCCAATTCTGCAACCAAATCCGGCTTATCTGCTTTCAGCAGTTCAATCAAATCAGGTCTTGTTATGCTCAATGCTGCGTAATTTGCTATTGTTTCATGCACCCGGCTTTCTTGGCTTCTGTAATAAGATGACCCATGACCATACATGACTGTTCCTTTATCTCTGAATACACCACCTGACAGTGCATCATAAATATCTTCAAGATTTCCTATTCCACCACCCATGATGTTTCTTGCCATATAATCACGTTCATCATTCATGGCTGATACCAGTTTATTGTACCGTTTCTTATAATCAGCAAGTGAACCTTGGAAGGTTTTATCCATCACTGAATTATTCAGTTCAGAAATCAAATTCTGATATTTTGCATTTACTTCATCCAGAACCCTTCTGTACTCTTTTTTATGTTCAGCAAATAGGTCTGCAACTTCATCACTGATTGAATCGGATGTACTTTTGAATACATCCATCAGTGCTGTTCTGCTTGTGCTGAACCAATTACCACTTTTTGACGGGTCTTTTCTACCGTACAAATCCATCAGGTGCATTTCTTCATGCAATGTGGTGTTTACCTGTCCGGCAAGATTTTCACCTTGTAATTTTGGAATAGTCAATTTTACATCAGCCAAATTCCCGGTCAATGTATATGTTGAAGTTGAAACAGCATGATTTTTACCGTGTGATATTTTGAACGGAATACCATTGTTTTCTATGGTTTCCAATTTTGCCATGCTATTATACAGGGCAACCACATTTGCATCTGCACCTTCCAACCCGTTTATATAGTCCATAAGTGCTTGTGTATTTTTCAATTCACCTTTTGCCTTGAAAGCATCCGGGAAATTGTCAATCTTTAATTCTTCCGCAACCTGTTTGATTTCTTCCTTTGCTTTAATTGTATCATCAGGTGATGCTTCTTGCAAACCTGACTTATCACCACCGTTGACAAATGACTTTTCCCATTCCTTATAGGTCATGTTGCCCGGTACAAAGTAGGTCTTGCCTGTTTTTTCATCCCGTGCAGCACGTTCACCAACAGCATCAAATTCATCATCAAAATATGGTACTGTGGTTGAACGGCAATGAACATGAAACGGCGGTGCAGTCACACCAACCTTCCATTCAGACATAGAGAAATGCTTGCCATCCATACCCAGGCATATATCCGAAGTGTGGGAATCCAGTGTTGCCACAATCTCAAATTGTTCAACATCCAGTTCTGTGAAGCAGTCCTTTTGTGCTGCGGAACTGAAAAAGGCTTCTTCTGTCATCACCAACCGCCCGGCGTTGGTCTTGGAAGTGTTCATCTTCCGGGCAATTTCATCAATGGCTTTCTGTGGGTCTTTTCCCAAGATGATGTTTTGTGTCAGGGTGTTGTTCAGTTCATTGACCAACTTCTGACGGTTGCCCCATATCCTTTCACTGAAATTCTTGCCGTCAACCGCCCAAGGCTTATTGATGACCTTGCTGATCTGCTTATCATCCAGTGCGGAAAAGTCCCAACCAACACCCACACCCTTCTGAATCTCATAGGCTGTGTGATAATAGCCGGACTTGTAAACATTCCGCATTGTACTGTCAATGCTGTCAAGTTGATTTCCAAACATGACTTCAATGCTCTGTTGGGTCTGCAACTTCAAGGCTTCAAGTCTGCTGATATGGAATCTTGCAGATGCGTTTTCAAGCTGCTTGACCCAAGTGCCGTTAATCGCATTTTCCTGACCGTACTGAATGTACTGGTTCACATCCCATTTCAGTTCAGCAAGTTCCTTTGCGTTCAACATCCGCTTTGCTTCTGCAAGGGTTATCCCGTTGTTAGATGCAAAACGCTGATACCATGCAGCAATCTGACCTTCAAGTTGCTTCTGTGCCTGTCGGTACTGTTTTTCAATATCTGCATAACACTGAACCCCCTGTTGGTGTGCTGCCTGTTCAAGCAGTTCAAAACGCTTCTGCCAGTATTCTGAACTTTTCATCATTCATCACCGCCCTGACTTCCCTTTGCCGGGTCACCTTTATTGTCAGGGTCATCATCTGCACCGTCACCCTGTTGCTGTGTACCAAACGGGTCATACTGTGCAAGCATTTCTTTCTGTGCTTCTTCCTTCTGCTTTTTCAGGCGTTCCATTTCTGCCTGTGGGTCATCCACCCAAGGATGATTAGCAATGATTGTTTCATCAGAAATAAGACCCTGTGACTTGGTGCAGTTATCAATGATTTCTGATTCATTCATCAGCATATCACGGTTGAATATCACATCAATGTCATTTTCCTGACCTTCAAAATCACCCTGTCCTGAATTGGCAAGGTGACAGTTGACAAACCAAAGAATATCATCCATTGTTGCCTGTGCTTCTGATTCTGTATCATTGGCATCTGTATCAATGTCAGAATACATTGACTGAATGTTCATCTGATTAGGATTGCCGGAAAGTCTGTCATCCTTGGCATCATAACCCATTGCATTTTCAATCAGTGCTTTCTTGAAGATTTCCACAATAATCTTGTAGTTGTCTGCATTGACCGTGATTTCAAGGGTTTCAACCCCGCCCTTGGTATCACCGTCATATCTGACCTTTACTGCACCATAGGTTGCAAGGTTCTTTCTAAACTCACCCAAATTAGTACCGTCATAGTTTTTCAATACCAAAATGGTGTTCCTTGCATCCTCTTGCATATTGTTTTCAAAGTCTGACAGCATCACATTGATACCGTCCTGTAAGGACTTGACCCTTTTAATCAGTGGTGTTTCCTGTTCATTGGCTTTCAATGGAATCAGAGGAACACGCTGCCAGTTGAACATTTGCACATTCCCGGCTGCATCTGTCATTGTAACGTGCGGGAAATCAGCGGTGTCATTGTTCACAACATCAGGTATCAGTTTTGAACCGTCCAGTATGAACAGGTGAACACCTGTCAGATCATACAATTCAACCTTTTCAATGTACTTCCGTTGTGTGCCGTCATAGGCAACTGACACATACAGTCTGATGAAGAAATTCAGTTCGGTATGTTCAGAATCTTTCCAAAACGGCAAAATCTCATAAGCGGGGAAAAGCCTGAAAGCAAATTCACCCCGGTCATTGTAGTAAGGGTATAGCCAAGCAATACCGCCATTGTATGCAGCTTTGCCCGCACTCTTTAATGTCCGCATGAACTTCTTGTCGAATACCTTTTTCAGCAGTTCAATGTACTGTTCATTGTCACCGTTTAATGTGAACGGCTTGCCAAACAGGTAATTGGCTTTTTGATTCACCATTTTTGCATACTGGTTATCAACAATACGGTTGTTTGGTAAGTTCTCAACAACTTCAAGTTTACCGTCCTCACCTATCATTGTACGTTTGCGGTGAATCACATCATGGTCACCGTCATAATATAGAAATCCCTTAATTTGCATCATCCTACGGGGTGAACATTTCCAAGCAAGAATTTCTTTTTCAAGAAATTCCAAGTCGGTCATGTGTGACTTTGCCCCTTCCAGTATGAAATTGCTAAGTTTTAGCGTTATTGCATCCACAAAGGAACTGAACACTGTTCAATTCACCCCTTTCATTACATAATAAAATCAAAACCCCTGAAAACACTGCATTTTCAAGGGTTGTTGTTACTAATTTGTTTCTTTTATTCAAAAAGTAGTTATACAGGCATCATAGGCGGTCACCTGTTGCAACCGCCCCGGAGTAAGCATTTGACAACCGTTTCTTACCGTCCAAAAAGAACGGTTGCTGATGCCGTGTATTCTACCCGGTAATTGCTTAGTCAAAACTGAAAGCATCACCCTTCACAATAGATTCAACTGCATAACGCATTGCATCCATCAGGTGATTGAAGTCATCAATAGGACGGTTCAGTTTCTTACCTGTCTTGGCATCCTTGTCCCATTGATAGTTGCTGATCTCTGTGATGAAATTCACACATCTTGGATGAATGATAATGTGATAGTCCTGAATGAAGTCAATACCGTTGTTGATGCTGTCCTTGCCCTTCCTTGCTTTCCTGATTCCTTTCAGACCCAGTTCACGCAAGCGGTCAATGCTCTTTGGTTCGGCTGAATCGGCTGTGATTTTCTCTTTCACATATCCCATCCGCTGCACCTGTTCGGCAATGGCTTCATTACTCATACCCGGCTGATACATTTCATCAAATACCCAAATGGTCTTGCTTGACTGGTCAATGAAACCACAAAACAGTGCAGAAGGGTCATTTGTATAACCGAAGTCAAGACCAAATACAGACTTGACACCGCTTATCTTCTTGACTTCATCAATACTGAACGCCTTTTCTTCCCAGTTCTCATAGACAAGACCGTCTACAATACCCCAATCACCAAGACCCGCTACTTTGTAACGCCTTGGGTTCTGCTTCTTCATGGTTTCAAAGACTTTTAAGTCTGCCTTATCCAACCATTCATTGCACTTGTAATTGGTGGTCATTGCAAGGGTTTCATCATCTGTGTTATCAAAAAACCGCTTCTTTATCCAGTGGTGTTCATTCCACGGGTTCAGTGTAAGTGTTATTTGCTTGAACAGTCCTGAACCGTCAGGAACAGCACCACGGATTGATTCATCAAGCATATTGAAATCATCTTCTGAACTGATTTCATACGCTTCTTCAATCCACATCCAACACAAGCAACCAATATCAACGGTTATTGATGTAACTTTCAGTGGGTCATCCAGTCCCCTGAAATAAATCTTTTGACCTGTTGGTTTATAGGTCATTTCAAGTGGTGATTCTTTGATTTCCCAAAAGGCATCAACGCCAAGGCGGTGAATCGCCCACTTCAATTCTGTGAAACAGGAATCTTTCAATGTTCTGAATGTTTTCCTGACCACAAGGGTATTTGCCTGTGGGTACTTCATCATATTGGTGATGTACCAAAGGGCGGTTGTCTTTGATTTCTTGGATGCACGGCTACCCTTACATACCCTATATCTACCTTTCCAACGCCAAAAAGTACCGTAACCCTTACCAACCAGTTCAGGCAACCGCACTTTCTTCTTGCCGGACTTAGTAACCTTGTAATCTTCCGGGTACAGGATAAACTTCTGATACCCAAAAACATACTGTGAAGAAATGCGGTTCTTTACCATAGGCAATCACCGCCTAATCTTCAAGGGCATCTTCACCTGTGATAACAATAGGCTGCGTGATGTTCACATCCAGTTTGTCATTCCACATACCCAAGTGTTTACCAAGTAATTCAAGTGCTTTCAGCTTTGGCGAAATCTTTACTTCCCTTTCAACACTTGACCCGGTTTCTGATTCAGACTGTTTATATTTCACGGATTCAATACAAGCAAGGTCATCTTCTGATGCACCGTCTTTTATTCTTCCATGACTGTCAACAAGGTCTGTCATCTTCACAAAAGCAATGCGGGCAAGTTCTAAAACAACCCTGTCCTGATTGATTCCTGTTCTTTTGCTGCGTTCTGCCATTGCAACACTAATTGCCTGTTGAACCTTGACATTTGCCAACATCCTTGAACCTTGCTGATCTGCTGTTTTTGCCGAATAACCCGCACGAATGGCTGCTTGTGTTGCGTTCAGGTCAATCAGGTATTCTTCAACAAAACGCTGCTGTTTTTCAGTTAATTTTGCCGTTTTTGCCATCAAACAACACCCCTTTCATGTATTTTTGCAATAAAAAATCCCTGAAACATTACATTTCAGGGTGCAAATATCGGCATAAACAAAAAAGAATTGTGAAAAAACAACCGCTTCTTCACAATTCCCATCTTGTCAAGATACATCCTATCATTAGATTCAAGAATACACAATATACTTGAAACAACAAAATCTATCGTAAAACGCTCTTTTTGTTGTTTCATGTGACAGTAAGTATACATTAAGTTAGGTAATGCAGATCATCATAGGTTTCTTCAAACCTTGTAAGTGCCTTTTTGTGAAGATTCCTAACATACTGATATGACATACCCATTTCACCTGATGCAACTTTCAAACTCTTAAACTGCACATACACCTTGAACAACACCTGTGAATACCTTGCATTGTGCAGACCTCTAATCTGCTTGATGATCTGTTCCTTGGCATCTGAAAAACTGTCAATTTCCCTGTTTATCTGTTCATTGAAATCAACATAGTTCGTGACCTGTCTGCATAAACTGTCACCTGTTGGACTTGTCTGCACTCTTTCAGCAGAATAATCAATACCGCCTGTACTGCAAGCATTGGTTTTCATATCTTCAAGGCGTTCTAAGTCCTGATTGATATTGGTATCAAGTTCCTGTAACTGTGTCAAATACTGCCGTGCAGTCAATTTTTTATTATTCATCACTTTCACCTATCCTTTCTTGGTATCGGTTAGGTAACGGTTAAAAATTAGCAAAAAATACCTTGAAAGCCTTGTAGATACTGACGGTAACGGTTGGTAACGGTAACGGTTAAATCCTTATACTATATATTTTTACTTTTTATAAATACATAAAATATAAAAAAAAATAATATAATAAGAAAATCATATTTAACCGCTACTACCGTTACCATCCGCATAAATAAAGCATTTTAACCGTTACCATAAACCGTTACCAACAGTTACTATACCGTTACTTTTTCATAAACCATATCGGTCACAACCATTTTTCCAAAGTCATCACTTCCAAAAACAGGTGATGCAATGAAGTTGATTCCCGCTGCAAATACACCCCACAACAACTGATTTATGTACTGGTGTGCAAGTTCATAAACTTCATTACCCATGACCTGACCCGCAAATTCTTCTTCCACAAGAGGGAAAATGTCATCATTCATTGATACTGTGTCCTGTTTTTCAAATAATTCTAAAAGTTTATTTTCCATTCTGTTCATCCTTAACCTTTCATCATTGCCCGGAACTCATACCAAGCATACTTGATATATAATTTGCAGTTACACCAGTGCTGCACCCATCTGATTTTCTTCTGTTTCTTCCGGGTGATCTTCCGTCTGTGTTCTTCTTCCCATTGTCTGCACCATTCATACTGTGCATCATCTTCCAGTTTGCTGTGCATTTTCTTCACCCCTTTCCTGTTTTTCTTTGTACCCCATACACTTCATAAAGCGTTCAGGGCGGTTGCAGCTTTCATAATACTGACAGGTAACACATACATTTTCTGTCATTCTGAACACCTTCCTTTCACCAATCAAATGCCCAACAGATAATAAGAACCACTGTAATGACACTTACAAAACAAAGTATGTTTTTCCATTCATACTTGAATACTGTGTATATTAGAAATATGACAAGTGTGGTCATCAGTAGTATTGTGATTATTCTGATGAATTTCTTTATTTTTTCAATCATCTGTAAACCCTTCCTGTCTTGGTATCTTTCACCTGAACACGTTCAGTCAGTTCAAATCCCGCACCTTTAATGATGTACTTCAAAACCTTAATCAGATCATAGGCACGTTTGTCTGCTGCTTCACATTCAATCTGTTCACGTTCTCCCCTTGCCACTCTACCAACAGCAATAGTTGCCGTTGGGTCTGCATATCCTTCCTGATTTCTTCCACCTTTCACTAACTGATACCTTCCTTTCTACTCTGCAACAAAGATTTTGCAGTTTTTATTGTTCAATTTCTTCTGAATCACTCTGAACCCAAGTCTTTTATTTATCTGCTTGCTGAATACGATATTTGACATAGGTTGCATACTGTTGTCTGCACAAAAAACCTGATACCGCTTGTAAACATCAGCGGTTGGTTCATTCTCAATTCTGTCAACACCTGTATCATTGATAAATGCAAGGATAGGGTTGTTTTCTTCTTCATATTCATCCAACTGGTTCTGAACCTTGTCTGACTTGGTGAACCCGTTATTTATGATGACCCTTTTCAGACCTTCCACACCTAACCTGATGAAGTATTCAATGGGTTCTTCCTGTGTCAGCTTATATTTGATGAATGGTTCATAATCCGGGTCATCTTTGCTGAATGTGGCGTTGAATGGAATGATAACCAAACGCCTAAGCACCGCCCCGGTCTTGTCCTTCATCCTTGGTATGTCATTTGCAGAAAACAGTAACTTGATGAATGGGTTGAACTCAAAAGGGTCTTGTCCCTTGCGTTCTGCCTTGATGCGGTTACCTGTTACTATTTTTTTGAACACACTGACCTGTGAACCTTGAAGGAAATCATCACCAATATCATCACCAATGTTTGCCAGTTTACCGAACATCATTGAAGTGTTGAATCTGTCCCCCAGTTCTTTCAGGTCAAGTGCTGATATGTTCCGATCACCAAGAATTGCCTTGACACAATCCAAAAATGTACTTTTACCATTGGACTTGTCACCCGTCAGGATGAACGCCTTGCCTAACTCATTACGCCTGTAAAAGCAATAACCAATACATTCTTCTAACAATGCCCTGATTGTTGCATCACCACACGCTAATTTGTTCAGTGTGCTATCTGCCAGTTCATTGTAAGCATCCGGGCTATAATTCCACGGGATTTTATTTGTAATAACAATGTCCGTGCTGAACGGTTTCAGTTCCCCAGTCACAATGTCATAGACACCATTGTTGAAAGCAATCAGGTTTGCATCTGACTGTTCTTTTTCGTCAACTATCAGTTCCATATAATCTAATACTTCCCTTCTCTGCATCTTTTTCAGGTTAGGGATATGCTGAATCATGTTTGATTCAATTTCACGGTAACCGTTTGAATATACACCGTCTTTGTATATGTGAAGCTGCCCGTTGATTTTCACAACGTGTGCCTGATTTTTCATAAATGTGGCAAACTTATCAAATAAAAATGTACTGCCAAGGAAAAACACGGGTTTCTGAAATGCTTCATCACGCAAGATTACTTCCAGTTCATCATCACCAAGCGGTTGTTTCAAAACGAACTTGTTCAGGATGCGGATGCACTCACGGGTTTCTTCAACTGTGAAGTCATTTGCAGTCAGGGTCAGGATATAATTGAACAACGCCTGATTCCTTCCGTCCCCGGCATCCATATCTAAGAAATCAGCGGTTGCCTTGACCGGGAACAACCACTTGGGCACTTCCTGATACTGCCCGCCTTCTTCAATGTCCCATTCACAAAAGCGTTCTTCACCGTCAATCTTGATGACTTCATAAGACAACTTACTGCCGACTTTTATATCAGCAGTAAGACCAACCGCCAACTGAATATGTGTCCTGTTTCTTGTGATGCTGTGATTCTTGAACAGGAAGTGTTTGCCCCTACTGGTGCAGATCACCTTGCAGTCAAGTTGATATTCTTCAACTATGTTCATCAGGATTTCAGATTGTTCAGAATCATCAATGTCAATAAGGATGGTATCATCAGACAAGACCCCGCCAAAACCATTCAGGTTTTTAACTTCATCATAGGTTTTCCACTTGGTTCTGTTTTTCAATTTTTCAATGCTTGCCTTGCCTTTGGTTTCAACATAACCTTTATATAGTGGCATTTTTTATCACCATCCTTTAAGTGATTTCTTGCATCACTTTTTTATAAAATTCCTTGTTTCTGACATTACAGTCAAAAGCCTTTTGCCTTTGCCATAACAGGGTTTTCAAATTCCTAAGTTCTTCATTCTGTTCTTTCAAGGTTGCCCTTGGTTCTTTTAGGCGTTCCCTGTACTTTTTTACATCAGCATTGCGGTTCTTCCAAACCTTTGTGTTCTTCCTGTGTGAATCCCGTAGAAACCGTGCGTTTTTAACACCAATCTGAATCTGTGAAATACGATGCTTGGTCTGCATGATCTGCTGTTCCGCATACTTGACCTTTTGCGTGTACCCTTCAATGTAAATACTGTGTTCCTTCTGAACCTGTTCAAATTGTTCAGTCTGTTCCTGAATAAATTCCTTCATCTGCTGTTCACATTCAGGTGTGAAACTGCTTCTGATAACTTTCAGCAGTTTCCTGACCTTTGCAATTCTGCGTTCTGAAAGAAATTCTTCAAGATGAACTGTCATTGAACCATTTTCATATCTGATTTCTAAATCCATGAAAACCTTCCTTCCCGGTGTTACGCTACAACACCAAATTGTTTCAAGCGTTTCTTTGCTAAATCTATGTACCACTGCCTATCAAGTTCAGGCGGTGTCTTTACCCCAACAACTGAATCATTGAATATGAAGCAGTGGTCAGGGGTATTTCCAAACTTTTCACCCTTGGCTTTCACCTGTTTACGTTTCAGCAGTCTGCCGTGCTGCTGATTGTTGGATGCAAATACACGGTATGACTTATAGGTGTATCTGTCCTTGTCCGGGTATTCATATACTGTCTTGATGACCCTTTTGCCTGTATGACTGATAACCGGGTTACAATGCTCATGTTCCACCCAATCATACTTGTCTGATAACTTGACAATCTTCTGAAACATAATCAGGTCATCACACTGGTTGATAGTCTGTTCAACTGGTACTTTCTTGACCATGTAGTCAACCAGTGCTTTATTCAGAATAGGCAAGTCATTGTCAACTGCTGAAAGCTCCTTCACATACGCACCGATTCTTTCAACACCACCGTCAACACCCACCCAAAGGTAATTGTTCACATCCTTCTGATAGATTTCACTGATATTATCCAGTTCAAGAAGTATTGAACACTGTTCAGTTGAACAACGCTGTTCCCATTCCCAACAAATATCATCAACCATTTCAAAGGCTTCATCTGTGTCAGGAATCCAAATAATAAGACCGTCCGTGTTGGACTGAATCAATTCAAATCCCGGCACAACTTCCAAGTGTTCAATCAGGTCAAGCAACATCAACTGACCATTGATGCACATACAGTTGTTGTTCCTTGGGTCATACGCTGCGTTGGTTTCATCCTTCATTGCACCTGACAGGGCGTTCAGCATCTTTTTATATGGCAACTGTGCTTTCTTCCACCGCTTGACCTCTTTCTTATTCCCGGCATTTTTTGCAGCAATCTGTTTTTCTTTCATTGCCTTACGGGTGTTATACACAAGCGGGTAATTATCATTGGTTGCTGCTCTTGTTACCAGTCCCCAAGCAATCAACATTGACGGGTAATAATTATTCACATCAACGTGCAGCAGTTGCCCTGTTTTATATATTGGTTCAGCAGTCGCCCCATGTACCCCACCAAAACCAAATGAATGTGGAATACCCGCAACCACTGTTTCAAGACCCTGTTCTTTGTACCAAGTACGTTTTGAATATTTATCCATGTGTGCCAAGTCCATTGACAAGGCTTCCTGTCTTTTCTGTTCAAACCAGTCCTGAACATATTTATATTTTTTCAATCGCAAGCACGACAAGAAGTAGAAATCAAATTCATCATCAAATGATCTGCGGGTACACCCAAGCACTTTTGCAGTGATTCTTGCTTCACTGTCCCCTATGTCTGACAGGTTCACAATATCCGGGAACGCCTGAATGATACCGTGCATTGCATTAAATTCATCTATTTTTTCAAGGAATACTTTGATTGTTTCTTCCACATCATGCCGACAGTAGAACACTGTCATTTCAATTTCTTCCTTGGTTAATTTCCTGTTTATTCTAAAATCAACATCCGTTTCCTTGATATTGCTGCCAAGAAAACCTTCCAGTGTTTTCAAACCAACCGGGGGGTTCGGCATCACATCATAGTTAATCATTGGAATCTTATTGAACGCTGATGAAAACTGCCAACCTTCCCGACCTTCAACAATTATCCAGTCATTGATTCTTTTTGGGTTCATTCCCAACAGAATACCTTTCATAATGTACTGGTCATAGTGGCGGTTGTTATAACCTACCCATATATCCTTGCTATTTGCTTCATATAAGGCTTTTAATTCATCAGGGTTATTGATTATCACATATTCTTTTTTGCGGGTCACATCAATGAAAACTGCAAGCCAATCTTCCTTGAAAACCTCAAAATCATAAAATATCATGCACATTCACCCTTTCATAAAAAGCGGTGGAAGGTGTGACCCTTGCCACCGCCTGACATTTCTATCTTGTAGATATTTTATCTACTTTTCAAGTAAAAAATTTTAGCAGTCAAAAACTTCCTTGATTGTGATAGGGTTGAAAGCATCTGCCTTATAATCAACTTCAACTTCAATCGCACCCTGAATAGACTGGAACACATCAAGAATCTGATCTGCAAAATCTGCATAGTTTACGAACTCAACAGGTGTGTCATCTTCTGCAATCAGCTTGTTCACCCAAGTACATACAGACTTGATTGCCTGTCCGTCCGTCCACTTTGCGGAACTGTTGCCGGAAATAACACGGTTGAAGAAGATCATGCGGTTTGCCTGTTCACCTTCCTTGATCTTTGCCTGAACTGCAAACATCAACTTATCCTGTGCCTTGGTCAACTTAATTTCCATCTTCTCAATACTAATGATATATGTACCATCCGGCACATCAGCAAAATCATTATCAGGTGCGTTCTGCACCTCATTCTGTAATTCCTGTAAATCAACCTTTTCATCAAATGCACTGAAATCAATAGCCATAATATTTCACCTTTTAACCTTTCTTATTTGCTTAATACTAACTTTAATAACTCAAACGCCTGAACTTCATTGAATCCGGCTGCAACATAGGAATCATAGATTTTCTTTGCAGCCTTTGCACCATCTTCCGGTGTAGCGTTCTGTTTGGATGCTTCCGGGTTCGGCTTTTTCATTGTACGGTTGTTTGCCGGGTTCATTCCTTCTGCAATCGCTGATGCAAGGATTGCACCAAACAGGTCATCAGGTAAACCAAAAGGATTGTTCATGTTCTAATACCTCACTTTCTTAGCGTGTTCTTCTTACTCTGCGGGTTCTTCCACCAGTAGGCTGTTCATCTACTGCCGGGGTTTCATCCGCTGTTGTATCTGCATCAGGTTTTGCCTGTTCTGCACTTCTTCTTGTTCGTCTGCCCTTCTCCGGCGGGTTCATTGCCCCATCAATAGGATTTTCCGGCTGTGGGTTACCCACCTGTGCTAAACGCTTCACACCTTCACCAAATTCTTCCTTGCTGATAACCTTCATTACTTCCACACCGTCAACAATCAGGTCAACCTTGTCACCCTTATGCTTCATCACATAATTGTCATCAGCCGGAACATAGAAGTAAGTATCTGCATCCAGTACAACACTTTCAGAATCGGTGTTTGTTGTACCATCCTGTTCTGCTGCCTTTCTTTCCTTGCGGGTTCTTCTTGGCGGTGTTTCAAGTTCCGGCTGCGGTACAGAATCCGCTGCTGCACACGCTTCATCAAACGGGATTTCTTCACGCCCATCAGCAACCGCATCAATAGCCTTGTCACGCTCTGCCATATAATCAGCCATTTTCTGATTATTTTCAGCCACCACTTCATCATGTGTCTTGCGGGCGGTTCTGCCTGTCTTTGGTACTGCATCCTCTGTTGTGGTAGGTGGTGTTGCTGTGGATGTGGTCTTTTTTCCACCCCTTGCCCGTCTGCCGTTTGCATCCGGCTTTTCAAGATCGGATGCAGCCTGTGCATCAGCCTGACCCATTTCCGCATCTGTCTTATACTCACCGACTTCATAGAAGTTGCGGATTTTATCGGCTACATAATTCAGGTCATTGTCAATGGCGTATGCCGGGAACATTCCCATAGGTGACTTCACCGTGTCCTTGCCACTGTTCTGTGTGTAGAAGTAATATTTTCCTTCATTCACGCCTGTTCTAAGTACAATGGTGAAAAGTCCTTCAATGGTGATCTTCTCACGAAGTAACTTTCCGATCAGCTTAATAGTAGTAACACCATTTTCAAGTGTTTCTGTGTGGGTCATATAAGCAACCACCACATCATCAGGAAGTTCCTTGCACACCTCAATGATTTCAAAGTAGTTTGCACCGAAGTCATTCCACTTGTCCCAACCGTTTTCTTTGATACGGTTCATGTAAGGGACTGAAAGAATATACTGGAAGTCATCAACCACCAGTAACTTCTTCCCGGCTGCTGCCTGTTCCTTCATAAACTTGCAGATTTTGCGTGATTCAACCTCACTGTTCAGCATTGTGAACTTACCCTTGAACGGTAACGGCTTACCAACCGGGTTCACAACGGCAGTTGTTGCCGGATCGCAATTTCTCATACTGGTACTTTTTCCTGTACCTGATTCACCCATAATCAAAAGCATCTGTGCCATATTATTTCACCTGTTCCTTTCTAATTTTTTCAAAGTTTCCCGCCATGTTAGCAGAAACATGATGCTGACCAAACTGTTTATGAACTCCCGCACGAATCACTGAACGTAATAACTTTCTGTTATATACCGGGCGGGGATTGTAAACTTTTCCCTGTCTTTCGTTTACCATACTCTTATACCTCACTTTCCTTGATAATGATTTTTAACTTTCTGCGTTCATCCATTGGTATGACTTCAACAGAATAGTTATTTGCAAGAAGAATACCAACTAAATCCTGATACGCTGCACTGGTGCGACTTCCTTCAATTACAATACAACCACATTCAGCAGCACATTCCTTTTCAATATCTTCACGCATAATATCATTCACTGACTGAATATCATTGATGATATATTTCAATTCCTGATTTTCAGCCATTAGCTGATTGCGTTCATTTTCTAACTGTCTGATTTTCTTATCTCTTTTATCCATTATTCTTCACTTCCTTCATCTGTGCTGCCTTCTGTTACTCTGCTTGACCATAAATCAGCATAATGCAGAATCAAGTACAGTGCTGTTTCGTTGCCTTTGACGCCATAGTTTGCTGATTCATACAGACCATCATGGTATCTGATCGCAAATTCTTCATCTTCCGTCAGGTCAATAAAAAGGGTTGCTAACTTGATGCTGCGGGTTGCATGGTCAAGTGGAAGAAGTGCCGGGTTACGCTTGAAAGGCTTGCTTTCAGACTGTTTATATTTCTGTTCCGGCTCTGCCTTGGTGGGTCTGCCGTCCTTAATCATGTTAGGCACATACATCTGCTTACCAAAGTCACCGCACTTGCCAAGGTCATGTAATGCTGCTGCAATGATGACTGAATCACGGATTTCTGCATACTTGACTTTGCCAAGAAGTGCATAACCAATATTTTCTGCTGCCATCATTACATTTCTGCTGTGGTGAACAAGTCCGAACTGACAAGCAAGATGATTTCCACCACTGCAAGGTGCTTCAAAGAATCCGATTTCTTCCATGTATGCAATCAGATCTTCCATCCCCTCACGCTTGGTTGAAAGTAAGTGGTCAATCACATACTTCTTATTGTCAAGTTCCTTTGCATTGTCTGCTGCTACCTGTTCAATTTCTTCCTGAACGCTTTCCTGTGTTACTTCTGCGGTATTCTCAACCGCTGCGTCTGCTTTCTTTTTTGCTGCCATGCTCTTTCACTCCTTTAATTATTTTTATGTTGATTCCATTCTGTCAGGAATGGATAAACACCGTATAAGTTGACTGGTAATTCACCCAGTTCAATGTGTTCAATAAACTGCTTGAACTGTTCATAGTCCTTTGGATATAACAGGATGCCGATACCGCCCGCCTTTTCAATTTCTCTAAGGTTGTATAACTGCAAGTCTGACGGTCTACCGTTTGGTGCTTTCAGTTCGATTCCTAAAAACCAACCGTTGAAACAAACCAACAGGTCAGGAATACCGCTTTTTGTATAAGCAGCACCACCCCAGTATTTCAGTACCCAAGCACCCTTGTCCTTCAGGAACTTCTTGACCTTATTTTCAAAGTTTTTTTCTGCTGCCATTTACTCACCGCCCAACTGTTCATTGAACTGCATCTGATAATTCAGAATCTTTTCTGTGTAGTCTGTGGAATAAATGCCTTTTTCCCATAACCGGGCAGCGGCATCTTCACCCATGTTGTACGCCATCAGTACCATGTTGGTATCTTGATACCGTTCATATAACTTTCTAAGTACGAATACGCCCGCCCTGATATTTTGGTATGGGTCTGTGAAATCCGTAACCCCAAGGGTATCAGTCAACCACTGGTGATTCATTTCATTGATCTGCATATAACCATAATCATGTGTTGCACTTACAACTGACGGGTCAAAACTGCTTTCATTCTGTATCAGTGCCATGACAAGAGTAAAATCAAGGTTGTACCCGGTACAAAGGTAATATGTAAATTCCTGTTGTTCTTCCGGCATCTTGCAGTCAAGCGGTGTGAAGTCCAAGTCACCCGCACCCCAGTCAAGGGAAATTTCCTGTGTGAAAGTTCTGTTATCATACGCCCCATATACAAGGGTTTCTGTGCTTGACCGTTCAAGTCTGCGTTCCGTTGGTTTCTCTTTATTCTTGGCTGTTATATGAGTTTTCAGGGTATATCCTGACACACTACCAATCACCAAACCAATACCAAGTGCAGCACCAATCAGAATCAAGACCCTTTTGACCATTGCCGACTTTCTCATGCTCTTTGAATAGTTCAATTTTCATCACCCCTTTCAGTAATTTTCAAATAAATGATTCCGGGAATTATCAGAATCGCACCAAAGATGTATTCTTTCAGGTGTGCGGTAAGTGGTTCATATATTCCCATTTCAACCGCATAATCAGATGCACCAACTGCACCAATAATCAGGAACACACCAATGAACGCCATGATTCCAAATATCCAGTTAAGTATCTTTGAAAAGTTCATCTGTCAATTCCTTCCCTTCTTTTAATGCTGCAAGATTCTTTTCTTCAACCGTACCTTTCACCAGTAAGTAATAGTAAAAGCACGGTTTGGCTTGTCCTATGCGGTGAATACGCTTCTTTGACTGCTCCCACAAATCACATGACCCTTTGCCAAGTGGCAGTGTGTAATATATGATTTTGTTTGCTTTCTGATAGTTACCACCCATTGCACCCGCCTGATACTGAATGAATGTGATTGAATCATCTGCATTTTCGTATGCTGTCAGGTCTTTCTTCTGACCGTTTACAACGGAATAAGGTCTGTTCAGATCACTCAGCACCCGTTGCATTGCATCCAGTTCAGCGGTGAAGTTGTAAAACACAATCAGTCTATCTTCTGTTGATTCAACCAAGTCCCGCAAGCCTTGCAATTTTTCTTTGTGGTATTGCCCGCATAACTGCCGGGCATATAACATTTTTGTCAGGCTGTTATCACCGACCAGTTCAATACACGGGTTTTCATTCTCACTGTCTGAATCATCAAACTTGCAGTAATTCAGCGTATCAAACAACAGGTAACTGTTCTTGGTAAAATACTTGTACGCCTGTGTGGACTTAAAGAATATTTTCTGTTCAGTCTGTTCAGGAAGTTCAAGAACTTCACTTGTTTTCATAAAGATACAGCCATAACTTGCAAGTTTCTTTTTCAAGTGTTCCGTGTGCTTATACCCGGTGATAACCTCACGCTTGAACCCGTCCCCGTTCTCAACCCATTCTGTCACAACATAACTGTTGTAAAAGGCTTTCTTTGTAATGTTCCACCCCAACAACTGCACCTGTGACCACAACCTTTCATATTTCCCGGCTGTCGGTGTTCCTGATAACAAAATCACGCTTTCAGGTTTCATTTTCAGAATGAATTTTGACCGCTTGGCGGTTTCATTGGTAATAAGGCTTGATTCATCAAGCATCAGGGTAAACCCCTGTAATTTCAGTAACCAATCACGCCTGAACGCTGTTTCATAATTGATGACACCAACAATCTGAATATCCGTTTTGTATAATTCCTTGGTGTCAACCAGTGTCCTGAAATTGATTGCTTCACTTTTCTTGGTCAAGTTCATCACCCTGTCACTTTGGTAATAATCTTTGAAGTGCTGCACCCAGTCATCTATCTTTGACTTCTGACAGATGACCAAGTTCACCGAATTATTCAGCAAATACATTTTTTCAGCACCTACAAAGGTTTTACCCAGTCCCATATCAAGATAATACGCACAACGGTTGAACTGTTCAGTTCTGTTCAATGCTTCTTCTTGGTGGGGCATGAAATGCAGATCATTCATCTACCCTGATACCCGTACACTGGAAGAAGATTTCAGCATCAAAGTTTGGTATTGTCTTGATAATATTCTTCTGACGGTCTGACAAGCTGCCCCACCATATCTGACCACATTCAGATTCATCAAGCACTTTCAGGTAACCGTCTGTTGTCTTGTATTCCGGGTGCTGTTCCTTTTCTTCATCAGTCATATTGTCTGACCAAATCCATTCAACAACATCCTTTGGTATCTGATTCAGTAACCACCTTGCATCAGATTCATACCAATCACGATAGGTCATATCTGACGGTTTATTGAACAGCAAGATTTTCTGTTCTTCTGTATTGAAACAACCAGTATTGAAAGATGACTTGTTCCAGTCCCCGGTGTTCCAGTCCCCGGTGTTCCTGTTCCCGGTGTTCCAGTCCCCGGTGTTCC